GAGGGTATGTTCGGTACTTCGGTGCTCTGTGCTGGTTCGGGATTAATTACAGACTCATCCATATTATCAGTCAGGGAAAAATGAGGTTGTTACCCGTGAGATTACGGGAGTTCAAACGCCTGGACGTTGCAGGCTGCGAAGTGGACGCCGGTGCTGTCGAGGAAGTCGCTGCCGGTTGCGGTTGAGAGATCGAAGACGCACTCAAGGTACGGCTGCTTGGCGTCGATACCGTTGCTGGATGCCGCCATGACATGACCGTACCGGGCAGACTCGAACGGGCCGAACGTGACCATCGCCATCTGTGCGGTTGTCAGTTCGACAGATGAGGTGCTCTCGATGGTGTTCCAGCCGCTTGCAGCAGTAGAGGTGCCGATCCCGGTACCGGGTGCCCGCCATGCGATCCCGTCGGTGCTCGGGGGGTTGCGGAGGTGGATTGCCGGATACCCGATCGTGGAGTTTTCGAGGTACGTAGCAACGATCACCATCTTGCCGTCGGGTTTGTTGAACGGGATGCGGACAACATCGCCCGCAGTGGTGAGCCGGAGGCCCCCGGGGAATGCTGCAGCCCGCATCATTGCGGTGGACCCGGCAATATTGGTGGTCTGGGTGATTACCCGGTCCCTATACAGGAGGATCGGGTCGAGTTCGGTGGTAGTGGCTGCCATGATTACGTGCTCCTGGTCTCAATGCACACGAGAGCCTTGGGCTTCACAACCTTCATACCGTAGACGTGCAGACCCTTGACGGCGTCAGAGAATGCGCCTTCGGGCTGGAATGCGACGGTTTTGACGATCTGGTCGGCGAAGGTGATCGCTTCCTGCGTGCCGAACAGGCACTCGTGGACCGGCTTTGATGCGGTATGGGTGCTGCCGGTGGCGAGGTTGTTGCTGCCGAAGATATCGAACCCGAGATACCGCCCGAGATACCCATTGCCGAAGAGCTCAGCGTTCTGACCCTGGGTCATGAGGACGTTCTGCTTTACGAGCTGCGCCTCGACATAGGGGCTGATATACGCCCGGCGTCCGGCCTTCGGGCAGTTCATCTCGCTCAGGAGCTGACCCGCACGCCCGAACATATCGAGAACTCCGTGGTCCGAGCTGGCGAGGGTGATCGACATGTAGGTGGAGGCGCCGGCCTGCGAATAGAGGTTGGCGATGCGGCTATCGGCGGTTTCTGCCATTGCCTGCGCTGCGTTGGTGATACCTGCGCCCATCACATTGCCCTTTGCCTGCGCTGCGTCGATGTTGTCAACGGCAAAGGCAAAGTAATCCGCCTGATCGATCACGAGCGTGGTCTGCGAATCATTGAGCTGCTCAACGGTGAGGTTGGAAGTGCTGTTCTTGGTGTATGTCCGAACGGTGACCGGCCCGACCGAATTGATCTTAACCGTGTCACCCTGCCCGGAGATCTCGCCCTCGTAGTTCCGGTTGCAGAACCCACCAAGGACGGTTTCCTTCTGGAAATCGGTGAATACCTGACCCGACCAGATCGTCGGGATGAATCTGTCAACTGTCATTTGTTACTCCGTAAAATTGATTACTTGATCCGGCCTTCACGCGCTGCCGCCTGAAGTTCAGCCATGATTGATTCCCGGTCTTTCTGCGAGGTGGTGGGGAGCATCACCTGCTTGGAGAGGGCATCAACTTCGGCCCGGGTATAGGATCGTTTACCCGATGGGGGATCGCTCGCCTTCGCGGGATCGCGCCCGGCTGCTTTGAACCGTTCCTGCACAGCGGCTTCAACCGCCTTCTGGAACTCGGTTTTCAGAGTCTCTGCACGCGCTTTGGTCTCGTCCGCATCCTTACCGATGATAAGTTCACGGAGCGAGGGGGAGATGTTGAGGTCCTTGAGGAGATCCACGGAATGAAGTTCCAGTTCTTTCCGCTGGAGTGCGGCTTCCCGCTCACTGAGCTGAGATTCCCGCATCTTGCGGAGTTCGGACTCGGACATGGTTTTTGTCCGGAGTTCGTCGATGATGGCCTGCTGCTTCTTCAGTTCCTGTGAATAGTGGGTCCTTACACGGTCCTCGCTTGCCTGAATAATCTTTTTCAGGTCATCGGAAACCGCCGGTGTGGTTGGTGTTGCTGGTTGAGCGGTGCTGTCAGTTGCCGGCGATGGTGCCTGCCCCTGGTTTGGGATACTCTCTGGTTCTGCCATAAGTGATAATTCACCTTAGCCGAGTTCCCCCCGTGCCGTTCCTGCGAAAACAGTTACGGAAAATAGGTGAGAGCGGGGAGCCCTCCGGTTAATAGAATTAAGTTTACATTACAAAAGTAAATACTTTTCGTTTAACTTTTAGATCCGTAAGTTAACCAGCACCTACAATAATTATCCAATGCCGGTTCGTTGAACCCATACGGGCCTTGAGCTTTATATCCGGCCCATTCCCCCGAAGGTATCTCAAAATCGTCTTCTAAATCAACAGTCTGACCATTCAAATACCTATGAGCTGGGCGGACAATTGCATCCCCCATTGTCACCCACGTCTTTGTGAGATTTCCCTTTGTTGATCTTTTCGAGGAGTTGAGAACCGCCTTAAATGTGGCGTCTTGAGATATCCTATGCATCGTATCCCCCGTATAAGATCTGGTCTTGATAAAGTCTTTTTCGATAGTTGTTTTTAGTGTTTTTGAGATAGTATAAAAAGTGCCCACCCCTACAAATCCAACAACTACGGCTCTTTTTATTTTCTCCTCGATCTCTCTCATGCGGGCACCTATTTTCTCGTCATAAGATAAACCATTGATCGGCCTTTGGATGATCGATGATACAGTAGTTTGATTTATGTTTTTAGAGGCGGGTGTTTCAGTAATACCTAATCCCATTAGCGTTAATGAGGCTGCGGTGTATGCCGTCGTAATATTTTTGTTAAAAGTTTCTAGGGTTTGATTATTAATATAATTTAATCTATTTTTTACTATACTATCAATATTGTTTTTTAATTTGTCAATCCTTTTGTGTTTCTGCATCTCTGCATACGAGAGTGTTCCGTCTGCGGCTGCATACCGGGCATAAACGTCCGCGACCTCTCCCCGCAGCTCTTTAAGCATCCGGGAGTATTCCTGCTGGTTGGCCCGATCAAGGGTCCGGAATAGTTTATCAGAGTCCCGGACTATCTTCTCATAATCGTTCGTGAGAGCGCGGGGGATCATGCGGTTACTCCTCTGCAGTTACCTTCTGATCCTCTTCTTTTTCTTCCGGCACAGTGCCGGGAGAGTTGCCGGGCATGATGCCTGGCGGCGGGTTTGATGGAATCCCATATAACTCTTTATCGAGGTCCACCTTGTCCGCCTGCTCTGTTTTCATTCGTTCCATCTCTTCCGGCACGTTCTTGACAATCGAGAGGGTAGATAACACGGTTTCCTGCGATACAATACCCGTGAGTGCCTGGGCGGTCTGGGCTTCATCCAGCAGGTTCAGCGGGAAGTTCCGTTTGAACTTGAATGTCAGATCGTCGGAATTGAATTTGACGCCTTCCACTTCCCATTTACTCCCGACAATCCGGAACTGCTGGTGCAATGCCCGGGAAAACTTATTTTCAGCGATCTTACATTTATTTTCAAGGGGGAGGATTTTGAATTTCAGGGCCACGCCGGAACTGTTGCCGCTGAACGCTTCATCCCGCAGATTCGGAATCTCTGAGACCATATACATATCCTGTTCCAGCCTGGTCAGGTGGTTCTCAATCGCCACGGCATCAAGGGTCTTAGTGATGAACTCAGCGCGATCCTCTTTATCATCAAATCCCAGAACACCAGTCTTTTTTAATTGAGCGATAAATTTCTCATCAATATTAGCATACCCATAAATTGCGAGATAAGCCATGCGGAACTGCTCGATCTCGCTGTTCACATCTGAGATAGTGCGGTCGTATGCGTCGATGATCGCCAGCACTTTCTCGGCATCTCCCTGAAGTTCTGCATTGTTGGGGAATCCAATCAGCGGGCACATGGCAAACCCGTGTTCTTTCGTTGCCTCTGATTCGTCCGGTACGAATGTCCCGATGAGTGCCGTGGGTGCCTTTACCGTGTTGGGATCCTGTGATCCGGGAGTGGGTTCCGGTGGGGTCGATTCGATCCAGAAACTCACAGTGGTTTTATCATACCATTCCGCCCGGATGAGGTCGCGGTATTGGCCTGAAGCATCGGTCTGTTGTATCTTGTAATACCGGAGCGCGTACCGGGGCCGGGTGATATCTCCCTCTTCACTCAGGAAGATACATTCCCAGGGGGGAACGTTGATCGCGTCCTCTTTGGCCGGGTCTTCGGTATTGATGAAATACAGCCGGGCACCATACCCGCAGGTACTTGCTGTCTTACCGGTCTCAGTATCAAGATCCACGGTGTCGATCCGGCTCAGGAACTCCTTCATTTTTCCTTCGATAAGTTCCTTGTTTGCGGCTTTCTCGTTAACACCATACGTGATGGCTTCCCCGACGAAATACCCGGTTTTAATGTTGATGAGGTTTGAGAAATGGTCGACATTTATCTGATTGTTGATCTTTGTTATATCGGTGAACGTCCTGCGGAAGATTTCTTTTATATTACCCAATGTGTACCATGCCTGTGTGCTGTCACATTTGTAGCGGTTGAACAGCCCGATCATACGTTCGCGGGGAACCTTATGCTCGTCGATCAGTGCTGCAATATCGGAGCCGGCGATGGTGCCGCCCCGATCAAGTTTTTGGAGTACTCTGGAAGTTACCGTCATAAAGAGGATCCTCTGAATGATACTCCGATGCGTCCACCGGAGCAGAAAAGATTAAAAAGTATATGGATTCTCAAAAAGTAAATAGTTTTCGTTTAACTTTTACGGTACCGGGCAGGCACACCATACCACGTTTCCCCGGCCGGGATATCCTTGTTCACGAACGAGAACGCCCCAACGATCGCACCTTCCCCCACAGTGATCCCGGGCATGATAGCGGAGTGCATCCCGATCCTGGCGCCTTTCCCAATAAGCACAGCCCCGATCTTATTGTCGATGGTGCTGACTGAGTGGATGGAGCAATGCGAGCCGATCTGCACATTGTCTTCAATGGTGACACCTGCAGCAGCCTGGATGTAAGTATAAGCTCCGATATCGGTATGGTTGCCGATAGTGAACTTCTCCGGGTGCGATACAACCCAGTTCCATTCCGTCGGTTTGTTGTGCTCGATGTTGGGTTTAAACCACGCTTCTCTCATTTCAGGTACTCCCGCAGGATCTCCGTGATGCGGTCTGATGCGCCGGTCTTGAACGGCCCACGCGGGCGGTTGCGGTTGCGGTCCCCGACCATCACGATCTGCTCGGGTTTCAGGAAATGCGGGGCTTCGTAGATTGCTGCACCGCTGTTGGTGATGAACCGCTGGCAGTTCTTGAGCAGGCCGAGGAACTGCGGGCGGGGGAGGTTGTCAAAATATTGATCGACACCCCCCCATTTTCCGACACGCAGATCGGGATTGCACCCTATCTGAATTAAAGGGATTTCAACCGGGTTAATTCTTTTAATCCAACCTGGAATTAAACCTCCACCCCATCTGAGTGGTTCCCCATTTATGAGAAGAAGATCATACGGCTCTCCCGGCACCTTACTTTCATCCACTTCCAGATCGTCAAGGTGGGAGATGCCGACATTATGAGCGTTCAAATTCAAAAGTAGGCCGTCTGTTCCAGTAAGGAGG